TAACTGCTGAAGCTAAAAATTTAGGAGTAACCTGGGGAGCAAACTATGATACAGAAATGTCAGGTGGCTCTGATCTTTTTGGATATACCTCAGGTTCACCACTTGATGGTGATGGGACTGATACTGGTCCTTTTGTTCCTGGCGATGATGATTCTTATGTTGGTGATTTGATTGAATTACAATTAACAGTTGCCAGTACAGCGGCAAATGGAGCTTTGAGTGCTGAAACATTAACTCTTGCCTGGGATGAGATTTAGTGAATCTTGGAGATCAATATAAATGGGAAGCCGAATGGCCTGATAGAGTTATTAAAACTCAGGGAGGTAATTTAAAACAGGCCATACGGTTTTCTCTTTTACCACAGGTTAAAGGATTACCGCGCCATGATTTTACAGGTATTAAAATGGTTAGACGTTTTGGGAGAGGCTTTCAATCTATTAAATTTAATCAGAAAAAACTTTTAAAAGGTCTTTTTTATTGGGAGAATGAATCAAAAATATTGAAGACGTCTAAATCTTTGACAGGACAATTAGTTAAAGGAGATTGGGTAGGAAAAGGAGTAGATGGTGAGCAATGGTATAAAATAACGGAAGTTGAAAATAAATCTTTAATTTTACAAACTCCTTATAAAGGTCATTCAAAGCCACGTGGCATGCAAGCAAAAAAATTAATTATAGGAAAGCCTAAGAATAATTATTATTCTTGTGTAGTTTTCGAAGATCATCGAGCATATATTTCACATTTAACAGGTTCAGTTTTATTAACTCCTGTAGATTATGAACTTTATATATGAGGTTAAAAATGAAATCATTTGGCAATAAACAACCTTATGAAGAATTTTATCTGGGATTTGATTTTGAGGGAGATCTTACAGATGAAGATATTTCTACAGGTGTAATAGTTGTAACACGTCTTTTAGATGAAAAAGATGTAACAACAACTTTTGTTGATGCAACAAAACAACAAGCTACTGGTATGATTTTATATTTTTGGGTTCGAACAGGACGACCAAATAATAAATATCAAATTAATGGAAAAATTGTAGGAGTTAATGGTGCTAAACATGAGTTTGATGCAACTTTAAAAATAACTCAACCTAAGGCAGAAATTTGAATTTAGATTTATCAAATCATGCATTGATAAATAGTTTAGCTTATCAAATTGCTACTGGATTAAATAGAAAGTCGATTAAAAGAACAAGTAAATGGGCTCAAGAGTATCGGATGATGGGGAAACCTTTTCCTGGTCCTTGGGAATTTATTCATCACCCTTGGCTTAAGGAGATGCATGATTGTGAAGCTGAATCTATTATTGGTCAAAAAGCTGCTCAAATGGGTTATACTGAAGTAGCTTTAAATAAAACTTTTAAGGCTATTGACCTTGATGGTGTTTCTGTTCTTTATGTTTTACCAGCAAATACACCTGATGCAAATGATTTTTCAACGGCTCGTTTTGATCCTGCTCTTGAAATGAGTGATCATTTACATAATTTATTTACAGATGTTAAAAATATAGGGCATAAAAGAGCAGGTAATGCTAATTTATATATAAGGGGATCAAGAAGTCGAAGTCAACTTAAATCAATTCCTGTTGGATTAGTTATTGTTGATGAAAAAGATGAAATGGTTCAAGAGAATGTTTCCATGATATTTGAAAGAATGTCAGGACAACTTGAAAAACAGTCTTTTCAAATTTCAACACCTACTATTGACAAATATGGGATTAATGAAGATTTTATAATTAGTACACAAAATTTATATTATTTTAAATGTCCTAAATGTAATCGTCGAACTCATTTAGTTTTTCCCGATTGTTTAATTATAACAGCAGAGGAAGTAACTGATCTTACTTTAAAAAATTCTCATTTAATTTGTAAAGAATGTAAAGGAATTTTATCTCATAAAGAAAAAATTGACTATTTAGCATTAGATAATGCTGAATGGATATCTACTTATACTGATCGTGATGTAATTGGTTTTCATATTAATCAGCTTTATTCAATGACAGTTCGTCCTGATGAAATTGCTCGGCTTTATTTAAAGGCTCAAACTAATCCATCTGATGAACAAGAATTTTATAATTCTAAATTAGGTTTGACTCATATTGTTGAAGGTGCCAGAGTAACAGATGCTGAAATCAAAGAATGTAAAGGATCACATATTAAAATTGCTAAAGCTCCTGAAAATGCTTTAATTACAATGGGAGTTGATGTTGGTAAATGGTTACATTATGAAATTGATCAATGGTTTTTTGAATCTGAAAATTTAGATTCTGCAGATATAAATCTTTTAGCAACTTGTAAAGTTCTAACAGAAGGTAAATTATTACATTTTGAAGAACTTGATTATTTAATGAGGAAGTTTAGTGTTTATTTTTGTATTATTGATGCTAATCCCGAAAAAAGAAAAGCTTTGGAATTTGCTCAAAGATTTTGGGGACATGTAAAACTTTGTTACTATGGAAATAATATTGTAAATTCAAAACAGATTCATGTTCATGCTGAAGAAGAACATACAATAACTGTTGATCGAACCAGTTGGTTAGATTTAAGTTTTTCTCGTTTCCATAATACTAAAATTATGATCCCTAAAGATATTTCAGTCGAATGGGAAAATCAAATTAAAGCACCTGTTCGAGTTTATGAAAAAGATAAAAATGGTAACCCAATAGGTCGTTATGTAACTGGTAATGAGGATGATCATTTTGCTCATTCCAGAAATTATTCTGAATTAGCTTTACCTTTTGCTTTATCTTTATCTTCTAATTATGATATAGGAAAAATATTATGATGACAATTATTCAAGCAACACATCCTGATTATCGAATAAATCTTGCTGATTGGCAGAAATATAGGCGAGTTTTATATAGTGGAAAAAAATTTGTTAATTATTATTTAAAACAATTTTCATTAAGAGAAGATAATCTTGATTTTCGAAATCGAAAAGAAATATCATATTGTCCTGCTTACGCTAAAGCAGCTATTTTAGATATTAAAAATTCTATATATCAAAGAATGGCTGAGGTTAATAGAATAGGAGGATCTCAGACTTATCAAGATGCTTGTTCAGGGCTTTATGGTGGAGTTGATAAGAAGAAAAGAACAATGACAGATTTTATAGGTACTCAGGTTTTAGCTGAATTATTAGCTATGTCTAAAATTGGTATTTTTATTGATAAACCAGTTTTACCTGAAAAACCTTCAAAATTAGATACCCAAGGAATTTTTCCTTATCTTTATCTTTATCAAGCAGAAGAAATTCGATCTTGGACATATGAAGATTGTGAATTAAAAGCTATTCTTTTAAAAGAATGGTATAATGAAAAAGATAAAAATGATTTAACAACTCGAAGAGTTGCAAGATATCGTTATCTTCAAAAAACAGATGATGGAATTAAATTAGCTTTATATAACACTGATGCAAAATTAATTGAAGAAGAGAGATTTCTTGAATTAGATAAAATTCCTTTTATTATTGGTGAACTTTCACAAAGTCTTTTAGTTGATGTTGCAGATTACCAAATTGCTTTATTGAATCTTGAGAGTAGTGATATTGGCTATTCTTTAAAAAGTAATTTTCCTTTTTATACTGAACAAGCTAATCCTACAGCTTTCAATTTGAAAAAAATAGCAACAACTCCTGATGAAGAAACTAATGTTCCTGAACGTGATAATGTTACTGATTCTGGAGATCAAGATATTAAAGTTGGGGCTTCTCATGGAAGGGGATATGCTAAAGGATTAGATCGTCCAGGTTTTATTCATCCTTCATCTGAACCTCTTAAAATTAGTATGGAAAAACAAGATAAATTAAAACAAGATATTCGAAAACTTGTTAATTTGTCTTTAAGAAATTTAGATCGCCCATCAGGTTCACAATCTGCTGATGAAATGGATGAAAAAGGTCTTGAAGCAGGTCTCGCTTATATTGGTTTAGAATTAGAGAGAATAGAAAGAGAAGTTTCAGAAATTTGGGCAATGTATGAAGATGATGAACCTGCTACTATTAAATATCCTACTAAATATTCTTTAAAAAGTGAAGAAGATTATCGAAAAGAAGCAAAAGAATTAAAAGATTTAAAAGAACAAGTTCCCTCTAAACTTTTTCAAAAAACTATAAGTAAAAAAATTGCTTCTCTTTTAGTTGGTCAGCAAGTTACTAAAGAAGATATGGAGATAATTGAAAAGGAAATAGATAATGCTAAAGTTTTAATTACTGACCATAAAACTCTTCGAGAAGATCATGAAACAGGATTTGTTTCAACAAAAACAGCAAGTTTAGCTGCTGGTTATCCTGAAAAAGAGGTTGAACAAGCTAAAATAGATCATGCTGAAAGAGCAGCACGGATAGCTGAAGCCCAAAAAAAAGTAAGTAATCGTGGGGTTGAAGATTTACAAAATCTTGAAGATGGGAAATTGGATAAAAAAAATAAACAAACTCGTGGTGAGGAGTAACCAATGAGTAAATTAGAATATACACATGAAGTTGGAGGAATTCCAACAGATGCAGATTCTATTGTTCTTTCTGACTCTGGAAGTCTTTATGGAATTAAAAGATCTGATGATGGAGTTATTGTCATTGATGATGGAACAGTCATGACTAATGTTGGAACAGGTCTTTATGAGCATGATTTTAATGATCCTGCTTATGATATTATTTATGATTATTCAATTGAAGTTGAATATCCAGCTGCAATTTTCAATTTTGTAGTAGGAGAATTACAAGGTATTAGTTTACTTTCTTTTGGGTCTTATATTTCAAGACCTGATGCAGAAATTTATTTTAATCATATATTAATGGCTCAGCCATGGGAGGAGGCGACTGAAAGAGAAAAAGAAAAAGCATTAGTTACTGCTTCTAAATCTATTGCTCAATTATCTTTAAGGACTTTTGAGACAACCCCACAAGAGATAAAAGATGCAGCTTGTGAAATAGCTTTAGTTTTATTAGATGGTATTGATCCTGAAATTGAATTTCAAAATTTGGCTATGGTTTCACAAAATTATGCAAATGTTCGATCCACCTACGATCGATCATTTCAAATGGAACATATTGAAGCAGGGATAATGAGCCGAAAAGCTTGGAATCTTATTTTTCCTCATCTTGATGTTTCTAAAAATATTCAACTAAGTAGGGTATCTTAAGGAGAAATTATGAAAACTTTTAATGAAAGATTATGGTCAAAAGAAATTTACAATAGATTTATTGATTTTACAAATCAACCTAATTATTGGATTCCGATTTTTGATCCTAAAAAAGATCCGGCAGTTATTGCTGCTAAGAAATTAATGGATGCTATTGAGGATAAGGAATCTGATTCTTATAAAAGTGCCAAGTTAGTCTATGATGCTACAGTTAAAGCTGCTGATTCTTCAAATCTATTAACGCAAGAAAAAGTTAATGCTATCCTTGCAGAAGAAAAAAAGAAATCTCAAAAAGCTCATCAAGATACTCTTGATCAATTAAAAGCTCTTAAGAAACAAGCAAATTTGACAAGTGAAGAGCGAAGTGAGCTTGAAAAAAAGATTGAGACTATTGAATCTACCCTTAAAACAGAAGAACAGTTGGCAGCTGAAAATGCTAAAAAAGCTGAAAACAGACACAAGAAAGAACTTGGATCAATGGAAGAAAAAAAGACCAAGTGGAAAACACGTTATACTAATTCCACTATTGATGGAGCACTTAGAGATGCTTGTGAAGTTGAGGGTCAAAAAGCATACTATCCCAAACAAGTTTTGGCTATTCTCCGCCCTGATACTCATTTAATTGAGGCTTTAGATAAAGATGGAAAACCAACTGGTGATCTTGTCCCTCAAGTTAAATTTAAAGATCAAAAGGATGGTAAATCAATTACTTTAGATTTAAGTGTGAATGATGCTGTTAAACGAATGTCAGAAATGAAAGAACATGCGAATCTTTTTGCGGGTAAAGGAACAGGTGGGCCAGGTCTCCATCGAGATAGGCAAGATACAGGAAATCTTAAAGAACTTGCTAAAGATACAAAGGCTTACCGAGAAGCCCGTAAGGATGGTTCATTAACTTTAGAAGAATAGGAGAATATTATGTACGATTCAATAAATCAACGTTTTTGGATACCGGTTTTTGATAATGACATTGATGCTTTAATCCCTGAATTTTGGGCACAGGAAGCTTTAATGGTCCTTGAGGCCAATGCGCTTGCTGCTAATATGGTTCACAGAGATTTTGAACCTATTATTGCCCAATATGGTGATACTGTCAATGCTCATCGTCCCTCAAAACATACAGCACGTCGTAAAGGTGTTAATGATGATGTTGTGATGGATGATGTGGATGTTGAAAATATTCCGGTTATTCTCAATCAACATCTTTATGATTCTTTTATTATTAAAGATGGTGAAGAGAGTAAATCTTTTAAGAGTTTAGTCGAAATGCATTTGGTTCCTTCTATTGAAGCAATTAATCAAGCGATTGATTTGCTTGTATTAACCCAACTCTACCATTTTATGGATAATGCAGTTGGAAAACTTGGAACTGCTTTAACTAAAACAGCTGCTATTGCTGTTGAAACTAAAATGAATCAGTTGCTCATTCCTAAAGGTCAACGATGGGGACTGGTAACAGCAACACAAAAAGGTGAATTTTCAAATGTTGACCAATTCACAGATGCTGACAAGATTGGTGATGATGGAACTGCAATCCGAGAAGGTTCTCTTGGTAAATTGTATGGAACTAATTGGGTTCTTTCTGATAATGCTCCATCAATAGCCGTTGGCAATAGTATTCTGGATACTTATCTTGTTAATAATGCAGCTGGTTATCCTGTTGGAGCAACCAGTATTGTTATTGATGCTTTCACCACTGAACTTGCTGATTATGTTGGTAGTTGGTGTACAATTGCAGGAGATATGACTCCTCAAAAACTTCTTTCAGCCACAGATGGAACAGAGACAATTGTTATTAGTCCTGGTCTTAAGTATGCTGTTGCTGATGATGCACAAGTTACCTTTTATAAGGGTGGTGCATTGGATGAAGCTCATGCTGCTGGTCGAGTACTTCCTATTTCTTATGACGGATTTACTGTATCTCCGCAGCAAGGTCAGTTAGTTTCTCTTTCTGATCAAACAACTCCGGAAGCTTGGTCAACGGGTCTTTATGGTTCATTGCAAGGTCCAAGTTTCCCAACTGCATTATCCA